CTACGACGCGCGCACGGCAAGACGGTCTCTGAACCTGATGTTCGCGGACTGGGCGAACCGTGGGCTCAATCTGTGGACGGTGACGCAGACGACGCAGGCTCTGACGCAAGGAACAGCGACCTACACGCTGGCGGCGGATGTCGTGGACATCCTTGAGATGGTGCTGCGTAGGGATGGTACGGACTACGAGGTCGAGCGGATCAGTCGTGGCGAGTATCTGACGTTCCCGAACAAGACGGCGCAGGGCAGGCCGAGCCAGTTCTACTTTGACCGCCAGATCCAGCCGGTGATCACGCTGTGGCAGCCGCCCGAGAACTCGACGGACATCTTGGTCTACTACTATGTGCGTCGGTTGCAGGACGCGGACACGCTGGTCAACACGACCGACATGCCGTTTCGGTTCTATCCCTGCATGGTGGCGGGGCTGGCCTACTACATCGCGATGAAGCGCGCTCCGGACCGCTTGCAGATCTTGAAAGCAGTCTACGAGGAAGAGTTCATGCGTGCTGCGGATGAGGACCGGGACCGCGTGTCGTTGTTCTTGCAGCCGGATAGCAGGTACATCTGATGCCGTTCGCGAGTGGCAAGTGGGCATGGGGTGTCTCGGATCGGTCCGGGTTCCGCTATCGCTTGCGCGAGATGAAGCGGGAGTGGACGGGTGCGCTGGTTGGGCCGGATGAGTTCGATCCAAAGCACCCGCAGCTATTTCCGCCGAAGGTTGGGCCTGATCCGCAGGCTCTGCAGAACCCGCGCCCTGAAACGGACTTGGTGGAGCAGCGCAACGTGCAGTGGAGTTGGAACCCTGTTGGGGGACCGCCTGACAACGGGATCAATCCGCCTAACCGCCTGGTTGCATATGGGCAGGTTGGCTCGGTTACGGTGAGGACGACATGAGCTTTACCTACGCGCAGCTGAAGCAGGCCATTCAGGACTACACGCAGAACACGGAGACGACCTTCGTGAACAACCTGCCGCTGTTCATTCGGCTGGCGGAAGAGCGGATCCTGAAGAACGTCCAGCTGAACCTGTTCCGCAAGAATGCGACGGCAAACGCGACGGCGTCGAACAAGTATCTGGCATGCCCGCCTGATTTCCTTGCGCCGTTCTCGCTGTCGTACGAGGTCAGCGGATCTAAGACCTTCATCGAGTTCAAGGACGTCTCGTTCCTGCAGACGTACACGCCGGATGCGACGACTACGGGAACGCCTCGGTACTACGGGCAGTTCGACGTGGACAACTTCATCTTGGCTCCGACGCCCGCGTCGAACTACGTAATGGAGTTGCATTACTTCTACCGGCCCGCAAGCCTGACGGCGGGTGCCGAGAGTGGCACGACCTGGCTGAGTACGAATGCTGAGTTGACGATGCTCTATGGCGCGCTGGTCGAAGCCTACATCTTCATGAAAGGCGAGCAGGACGTCATGGCGATGTACAACCAGCGGTTCCAAGAATCACTGGTCGGCATCAAGATGCTGGGTGAGGCGAAAGAGACGACAGAAGAGTATCGGGTGGGTAAGGTTGTGAGGCAAAAGCAATGAGCGAAGATGCCATGCAATCTCGATTAGAGGCCATTAGGAGCATCCCTGCCGCGTACTCCAACCCAGAAAGCGCGGCCTACAGAAAGCGTGTTCTTCTAGAAGCCGCTGCGTCTGGAGTGGAGCCAACTCCTGCGCAAGCTGCGTATATGGCGAGGACTTACAGACCAACGGTTAAAGAGCTTCGCGATGCGACGGGCATGGGTTTTAGGGAGGCTGGGGGACTTCTCGGAACCATTAATGCCGCCATTCCGCAAGGAAGTGGCTATTTGGTTGACTACAACAGGGTTAGGCAATCTGCGGCTGAACCTTCGTATCTTCAAAACGCTTTACTAACTGCCCTATCACAAGCGCAGGCGGCTGGTGCGTTTACAAGACCCTACCAAAACAGGGCATATTCGTCGCTTCTACAACAGTATGGAGCACCTGTGCCTGCTGAGGGGATCGGGTCTTTGATCATGTATAAGCCGCCATCATCCACCTCTCGTGGTTATCAGTACTTAGGTGGACCTGAGTTGCCGTATACTCCTGCGTCCGATCTGCTAAAAGGCTTGGGATCTCTGCCATTCGGCAGAAACTACTTGCGCAGGAGGTAAACAGTAATGCTTGGCGCATCGATGGAAGTGCCGCGGTTCGCGCAGCTTGTGACGGTCAACACGACTTCTGGGCGTGGGTTCACGCCGGAGGAGTTGGCTGCCAAATGTGCGGACAAGATTGTGTCGGTTTCGGCGGATGCACCCGCGCCCATTCGGGATCAGGCGCACGCTTTCAAGCAGCGCGTGGAGCAGGTGGTTCTTGGCTACCTGAAGCAGGCGGTTCACAGTGACCGGACAACTGTGTATAATGCTTTGAACGATGCAGGTCATCCGGGGCTTGCTGATCTGGTAAGGAGGCTCTGACGTGAACTACGCCGCCGTGTACAACAGGCTGATTGAGGTGGCGAAGTCTCGCCCCGCGCCTGCTGTGTTTGAGCGGCATCACGCTGTTCCTAAGTGCGTTGGAGGTTCTCGCGGCAAGGAAAACATTGTGCTCTTGACGCCCCGAGAACACCTATTTGCCCACAAGCTTCTGGTTAGGATCTATCCTAAAGAACTTGGGTTGTGGCTCGCACTCGTGATGATGGGAAGACTTGTTCAGTACAAGTCTAAGATTTTCGAGTCAGAGAGGATTCGTGCCCGTCAGCTTCGGAAGGAGTTCCGTTATACGGAGGCGGCTAAGAAGAAGATGTCGGAGTCCGCGCTCAAAAGGGGTCGCAACTCTCCGCATACCGAGTTTAAGAAGGGGTTTATTCCTTGGAACAAAGGGTTACCCCCAGAGGAATCTCATCGCTTTGGCAAGCGCCACTCAGAAGCAACTAAGGCTAAAATGCGCGAGGCACAGTTGCGTTTAAGAGGGGAAATCTCTGAGCGAATGACTAAATTGTGGGCCGAAAGAAGGTCGGCTAAACACTCGGAACTGGAAAGGAAACTGGCATGAGTTTCTCTGGAAACTTTCTTTGTACGTCCTTCAAGCAGCAACTGCTTGAGGCGGTGCACGACTTCCGCCTTACCGGCGGAGACACCTTCAAACTCGCGCTGTACGACAACAGCGCGTCGTTCACGGCTGCGACCACGGCCTACACGGCGACCAACGAGGTCAGCGCCTCTGGTTCGTATTCGGCTGGTGGTGGAACACTGACTCGCGTTGATCCTACGACGAGCGGCACGACGGCGTTCACGGACTTCGCCGATCTGACGTTCACGTCGGCGACGATCACGGCCTATGGTGCGCTGATCTACAACAGCACACCCACGCACACCTACACCAACCCGTCGGTGGTCGTGCTGGACTTCGGCGGGGCCAAGACCTCGACGGCCGGGGACTTTGAGATCGTGTTCCCTGCGGCGGCAGCTTCGACGGCCATCGTTCGGATTGCCTAAGCCATGACAGACATCACCGTCCCCTTTACCGGCTGGGGCCGCGCGGGGTTCGGTGAACTAGCGTGGGGCGAGGGCAGTGTTGCGGTCGGCTTCGCCACGGGTGAGGTTGGCACTGTCACTGTCAACGAGGGCACGGGGGTCTCGGTCAACGTCACGGGCGTTGAGGGGACTGGAGAGGTTGGCACTGTCTTTGTCGTCGAAGACGTCACGGTCAACGTCACAGGGGTGGCGGCAACAGGGGCGGTTGGCACCGTCACGGTCAACGAGGGCAGCGGCGTCGCGGTCAACGTCACAGGGGTCGAGGCTCTTGGAGAGGTTGGCGACGTCTCGATCACGGGCAAAGCCAGCGTCACCCTGACCGGCGTCGAAGGCACGGGCGAGGTCGGCACTGCGACAGCGCGCACGGTTACGCGCGTCAATGTCACAGGGGTGGCGGCGACAGGTGCGGTGGGTACGGCAACGGCTGCGGCGGGGGCCAAGGTCAACGTCACCGGCGTCAGTGCCACGGGCCAAGTTGGGCAGGTTCTGGTGTGGGGGAGGATTGTTCCAGCGCCCGGAACGAGTTATACTCCCATCGCCCCGGCACCCGGAACAAGCTACTCTACAATCACCCCGGCATCTGGTACA